AACGGCCAACACCATCGGCCTGCCGCTCTACGCCCGTCAGCATCTCGACGAGAAGGGCCGCTGGATCGACGTGATGACCGAAGCCTCGATCCTGCCGGTCAACAAGCGGCCGCGGCTGGCGATCCGCCTGCACACGTCGAACTGACGGACGCACCCCGTGTCCGTCTTCGCCGCCGCCATGGACCGCATCTTTACCCATGCCTCCATGGCGGCCCCGGCCCTCTGGATTTCGGCCAACACCTCCGAGGAACGCCCGATCCGCATCATCCGCCGCGCACCGGATCGCGTGACCGACTTCGGCGCGGGCCGCTTCGTCAGCGACACGATGGTGGTGGATGTGCGCGTCGCTGACCTGCCCACCCCACGGCCGGGCGATGTAATCGTCATAGGAGCGGACAGCCATGTCATCCAGGGGGAACCGCTGCGCGACCGGGAACGGCTGATCTGGACCCTCGATCTCCGCCCGGCGTGAACCGCGATGAAACTGAAGATCAGCATCAGCCCCGACCTCGCCGCCCTGATGCAGGCGGAAATCGCTGCCGGTGAAAGGGCCGTCACCACCGCCATGCGCGAGGCGGGCGCGGGCCTCAAATCCGCCTGGCGCGGCCAGATCACCGGCGCGGGCCTTGGCACCCGGCTTGGCAACTCGATCCGGCTGGCCACCTATCCCAAGGGCGGCGAGAGCCTGAACGCTGCGGCGCTGGTCTGGTCCAACGCCCCGGTGATCGTGGGCGCGCATGACACCGGGCCGCTGATCCGGTCAAAGGAAGGATTCTGGCTGGCCATCCCCACCCCGGCCGCTGGCAAGTCCACCCGCGGCGGACGGATCACCCCCGTCGAATGGGAACGCCGCACGGGGCTGCGGTTGCGGTTCATCTACCGGCGCAGGGGTCCGAGCCTGCTGGTGGCCGAGGGGCGGCTTAACAGCAAGGGCCGCGCCGTGGCATCGCGAGCAAAGACCGGTCGCGGGCTGACGACGGTACCGATCTTCCTCCTCGTGCCACAGGTCAAGCTGCGCAAGCGGCTCGATCTGGCTCGGGATGCGGAGCGGGCCATCGACGCTGTGCCGGGGCGGATCGTCGCGGGGTGGGTGGAGGGCAGGTTCTGAAAGGGACCGTCGACAGACGAGCCGGATCGGCATGGATTGCCTCTGATCCGTCCGGAGGCGGCCATGGCCAACCTACCCCTCCCGAAAGATGGCGGGGAACACTGGCCCCGGCCTGATTCTGGTCAGGGGATAGACGAGGACGAGATGGGTGACAAATTCGGACAGGGACTTATCCCGGAATTGCTCTGTTCGCTTGATGGTTGAAATCCGCATCGCTAGCTTGATTCCGAAAGTGACCAGAGTTCGGAGCTGCCTATGTCGTTGAAACCGTTCGTTTTCGCCATTTCCCTCGCCGCGGCCCTTCCGGCCCTTGCGCAAGACACCTCCCTTTCCACGGAATTGGCCGATATCGAACGGCAGCTGACCGAGATCGACGCGCAAGCCGCGCGCTACGACGGCGGCCTGATCCTGACCCTGATCGAAACACGCCGAGAGGCGCTTCTTCTTGCCAGGACACTCATCGAAAACCGGATCAACGCAGAAGCAGGTGGCGCGACTGTCGAAGTGACGGTCCCGGCTGTTCAGCCCGACGAGGCACGTGCGGCGCAGATCCTCGGTGAAATAGCTGCTGCTCAACAGCGTATCGAAGAGGCGGAACGCGAAGCTGCAACCGGCGGCGGGCTGATTCAGGCACTTGCGCTCAGCCGCGCCGAAACCGAACGCCTCACGCTGGCGCAACTGCAGATGGGGTATCTGCAGGCGAAATACGGGATCGCTTTCCCTGTGATGGTGGCTCAGGCTTCGGCAGCAGCGCCCGCGGCTGACCCGGCGACGCCGCCGGAGGGTGCGGCCCAAACCGTCTCCTGGGCTGATGCGCGGTTTCCGGCCATCGACTATACGCTCGCGCCATTCGAGCAAGCCAATCGGGATGGGCACCGGATTTCCGGCTGGTGGACGATTGAAACGAGCCGGGCAGCCGTGGATGACAGCCCGCAGATTGTCGCGCTGAACCATTCGCAATTCCGGCCGAACAACTTCATGGGCCAGACCGCCCTCGTCGCGCGCTGCATCGAAGGCGAAACGGCATTCGTCTTCGTGCAGGACGACTTCCTGATGAACGACTTCCGGCGCAACTCCTTCGAAATGACGCTGCGCATCGACGACCAGCCATCGCAGCAGTCTCGGTGGAGCAGCCTGACGAGCAATCAAGGTGCTGGACTATTCGGGCGGGATGCTGAAGCGTTCATCCGCTCAATCTACGATGCCGACCGCCTCTTTATCCGGCTGGTCGAGTCAAACGGCCAGCAGCATGATGCGCTTTTCGAACTCGCCGGGGCGCAGGATGCCTTTGAAGAGGTCGCCGCAGCATGCGGATGGACAACACTGTCGCTTTCTGCAGACGACTACCGGGCCATTCAGACCCTCCTGAATGCCGGAGGTTTTGATGTGGGCACGCCAGATGGACAATGGGGCCCCGCCTCGCAAAGAGCGATGCGCGCCTATCAGGCATCGGTCGGACTACCCGAAACCGGCGCGCCCGACAGGGCAACCCTCGAAAGGCTCGGCGTCCGTCAGTAACAAGAGGCCGGATGTTCGGTCACTGCCGATCTCACTAGCGCTTGATCAATGCGGCAAGCTGACCGGAGGCGGACTGAACGCTGGCGAGCAGTGCTTTCCAATCGCCGGGCGGGTCGCCGTCCTCCAGCATGCCCTTGAACACCCGATAGGCATCCGTGCGGCTGTCATAGGCGCGCAGCGTGGTGTCGTCGTTCACCCAGGCGAAGATGATGATGCGGCTTTCGGCGTGAAAGCGGAAGAAAAGCCGGTACTGCTGAAAGAACTTTGCTCGGAACCAGTGCCGGTGCTCGTCGCCAAGCGTATTGCCCTGCCGGAACTTCGGGTCGGACGGGTCGGACGGGATTTCCTCGAAGACCAGCTTGTTGATCGCAGCAAGGCGCTTGGTTGCGTTCTTGCCGCGATAGCCAGACGGGTTTGCAGCCTTCAGGGCCGAGACCTTTTCGGCAAGTTCCGCCACCTGATCAAGAAACAACGGGTGCGCGAACAGGGTCCAGCCGTTCACGACCAACGGCACCTTGGAGGCGTCCGTCATTCATCTTCGGGCGACAGCGCCGCATCAAGATCCACTTCGACACCGTCAACGAGCTCGGCCAGCTTGGCGCGCAGAGGCGCGTCCAGGCCCCGGACATGGCCGGGATTCTGGCGGATGTCCTGCGCCAGAAACGCGAGAAATGCGCCGATGGCAGGGTCTTCCGCGGTATCCGAGGCGCGGCGGAGGAGGACGTCGCCCTCAGGCAGAATGGTGTAGGAGATGCGATCGCGCTTTTTCAGGCCAAGCGCCTTGCGCACGACGCCGGGCATCGTGGTCTGATACTTGTCCGTCAGCGTGGACTCGACCTTGAGTTCAGCCAGCATGTGATTCTCCTTCACCCCGCAGGCACAAGGTAATGCGAATGCATTACCCATTCAAGAACACAGCGGTGAAGGGCCTGTACCGCGCTTCAGGCCACCCCCAACATTGGTGCACCCATGCCCAGCACCCGCAAAACCGTCCTCGCCGCGCTGCACGCGCGGCTGCAGCCGCTTGCCGCCCTCACCCTGCGTGACGAGGTGCTGCCCGAGAGGATCCCCGCCGCCGGGCTGATCATCCTGCGCGACGGCCAACCCGGTGAGCCGGAGGTGACGCTGTCGCCGCTGCGCTACCACTACCAGCACCGGGTCGAGCTGGAGGTTGTCGTCCAGGCGGGCAGCGACCGGGCCAGCGCCTTCGATGAGCTGATAGCTGCCATCGGCACGGCGCTTGAGGCGGACCGGACGCTCGGGGGACTTTGCGACTGGGTCGAACCGGAGGCCCCGGCCTCGGTCGATCTGCCCGTCGAGGGCGCAGCCGCCCTGAAGGCGGCGGTGATCACCGTCGTTCTGCACTACACCACCATCGGCCCCCTGGCCTGACACCCCCACATAGGAGACCCCCATGGCACGCGCACACGGCGCGCGGGCGCAGATGGCGCTTGCGTTCGAAACCGTTTACGGCACCCCGCCCGCCAGCGGCTATCGGCTGATGCCTTTCGCCCGCACCACGCTGGGCGCAGAGCAGCCGCTGTTGAACAGCGAACTGCTGGGCTACGGTCGTGATCCCCTGGCCCCGATCAAGGACGCGGTCACCGCCGATGGCGAGGTGGTGGTGCCGATCGATGTGGAGGCCTTCGGCTTCTGGCTGAAGGCGGCCTTTGGCGCACCAACCACGACGGGGACCACACCCAAAACCCACACCTTCCAGTCGGGGAACTGGACCTTGCCCTCGATGGCCATCGAAGTGGCGATGCCCGAGGTGCCGCGGTTTGCGATGTATGCGGGCTGCGTGATGGATCAGCTCAGCTGGCAGATGAACCGCTCCGGCCTGCTGACCGCCACCGCCCGCCTGATCGCCCAAGGCGAGGCGATTGCGGCCACCACCGCCGCAGGCTCCCCGACTGCGCTGGGCCTGCAGCGCTTCGGCCATTTCAACGGGGTGGTGAAACGCAACGGCACCGCCTTGGGCAACGTCGTCTCGGCCGAGATCACCTATGCCAACGGCCTCGACCGGATCGAGACCATCCGGAACGACGGCAAGATCGAGGGCGCCGATCCCGGCATGGCGGCCCTGACCGGCCGCATTGAGGTGCGGTTCGCCGATAGCGCACTGGTCACCCAAGCCATCGACGGCACGCCCTGCGAGCTCGAGTTTGCCTACAGCCTCGGGGCGAACGCCAGTTTCACCTTCACCGCCCATGCCGTTTACCTGCCGGTCCCGCGGATCGAGATCCCCGGACCCCAGGGTATCCAGGCGACCTTCGACTGGCAGGCCGCCAAGGCCACCAGCCCTGCACGCATGTGCACCGCCGTTCTCGTCAACACCGTCTCGGGATACTGACCATGATCCGTCTGAACCTGTCGAACCGGCCCGAATGGCTGGACCTGCTACCCGGCCTGCGCGTCCTCGTGGCCCCTCTGACCACCGCGCTGATGGTCTCAGCCCGCGCGGACCCCATGATCGACGGCCTGTCGGAAACCTCCAGCCAGGAGGACATGGCCCTCGCGATGGCCAAGGCTGTCGCCCGCCGCGCGGTACTGGAATGGGAAGGCGTCGGCGACGATGACGGCAACCTCGTGCCCGTCAGCCCGGCCGGGATCGACGCCCTTCTCGAAATCTGGCCCGTCTTCGAGGCCTTCCAGGCGCAATACGTCGCCCGCGGCCTGATGCTGGATCAGGAAAAAAACGCCTCCGCGCCCTCGCCGGCTGGTCCTTCGGCGGGGGTGACGGCTACTGCGCGGCCTGCGCAGGCCCCTGCCCGGACTGCCCCGCAAGACTGAACCGACCGCAGACGGTCGAGGGCTGGCAGGTCTGGGACCTCACCCAGCGTCTTGGCGGCCAGCTGCGCGTCGCGCCGAGCGCCGTCATCGGATGGGACATGGCGGCAGCGCTGTCATTGGCACACGCGCTGGGAGTGAACCCCCTCATCGCAGCTGAACTGCTGCCCGAGATCGAGGCGGTGATGGTGCGCAAACTCAACGAGCAGATGGAAGGACGCCGGAATGGCTGAGAAGAAGGTCTCCGTCCGCCTCGTGGCGGAGGGCGGGCGACGTGTGCGCGCCGAACTGGAAGGTGTCGGCGAGGCCGGGGCCCGTGGCTTCGGCCGCCTATCGCGCGAGATGGAACTGGCGAACACCCGGCTTGCGGCCTTTGCACACCGGGCCGGTCTCGCTCTCGGCGCGGCTGCTGCTGCCGCCACGGCTTCGCTAGGCTTGATCGTCCGTTCGACGGCCGAGAGCGCCGCCCAGATCCGGCAATTCGCGCAGGTCGCCAATGCCACACCGGAAGCCCTGCAGCGCTGGTCGGCCGGGGCGCGGACGGTCGGGATCGAGCAGGAGAAGCTGGCCGACATCCTGAAGGACGCAAACGACCGGGTCGGGGACTTCCTTCAGACCGGCGGCGGGCCTATGGCGGACTTCTTCGAGAACGTGGCCCCGCGCGTGGGCGTCACGGCCGACCAGTTCGCGCGTCTGTCGGGGCCGGAGGCGCTGCAGCTTTACGTGGACACGTTGGAACGGGCAGGCCTGAGCCAGCAGGAAATGACCTTCTATATGGAGGCGATGGCATCGGACGCCACACGCTTGCTGCCGCTGCTGCGGAACGGTGGGGCGGAGATGGCCCGACTTGGGGATCAGGCGTCCGACCTTGGGGCTGTGCTGGACGGCGATGCGCTGGAAGCGCTGCGCCGCACGCAACTCGCGCTGGGCACCGTATCCCTCGTGTTCGATGGCCTCCGGAACCGCATCGCCGTGGCCGTCGCCCCAACCATCGAGGCGCTGGCCAATGCCTTCGTGGCACTCGCCTCCGATGGCGGCATTTTGCGCTCGGCCATCGACGCGCTGATCGGCAACCTCGGGCGTCTGGCGTCTTATGCTGCAACCTTCGCTGCCGTCATGGCCGGGCGCTGGGTCGCGGGAATGGCTGCCGCAGCCCTATCCGTGCGCGGTCTTGCGACAGCCTTGGTCTTCCTGCGTGGCGCTCTGATCCGCACCGGCATCGGGGCGCTGATCGTCGGGGCGGGAGAGCTGGTCTATCAGTTCTCGCAGCTGGTGGCCAGGGTCGGTGGTGTGGGCGAGGCGTTTCGCCTCCTCAGCGATGTTGCCCGCGAAGTCTGGTCACGCATCGGTCTGTCGCTGGATGCGGCGCTTACGCGCATGGCGGCCGGATGGGAGGGGCTGAAGGCGGCGGGCCTCTCGGCGCTGGAAGGCACCATCGCAGGTGTCGTCAGTTTCGGTGACCGGACAGCCGCGATCTTCCAGGGGGCCTATGATGCGGCCGTGGCGATCTGGGGCAGTCTGCCCGGCGCCATCGGCGACTTCGCCTTTCAGGCCGCGAACGGGCTGATCTCCGGCGTCGAGGCGATGCTGAACGGCGTCGTCACCCGCATCAACAGTTTCATCGAGACGCTGAACGCGGCCCTCGCGCTGCTGCCCGAATGGGCCACGGGCGAAGGTGGGGTGCGGATCGGCATCCTCGACCCGGTGGAACTCGGCCGCATTGGCAATCCCTTTGAAGGAGCCGCGACCGCAGCCGGTGCCGCAGCCGCGGATGCCTTCTCGGCCGCGCTGTCGCGGACCTATCTGGAACCACCCGATCTCGGGCTCGGGGCCACGGCTGAGGATGCCCGCGCCCGCGCCGACGGCTATCGCGAAGCGGCCGATATGCTGGCTGATGCCGCCGGTCGGCCGCTCGCCAGTTGGCAGGCGCTGAAGGATGCCGTGACCGGCACACGAACCGAGGCCGAGACCGCGCTCGCGGGAGCCGCCGCCTCGGCCGATGCCTTGACCACGGGGCTGAACGACACCGCCACCGCCGCCGAGGGCGCAGGCGGTGCCGCGCGCAATGCGGGTGCTGCGGCCGCGGAGGGCGCGGACAGGGCCCTCACCGGCTGGCAGGCCGTCGCGGCAGCCCTCGCCGACTACGCCGCCAAGGCGCGCGACATTGGCGGGGACATCGGCAGCGCGTTGGTCGGGGCGTTCACCTCGGCGGAGAACGCCATCGGCGACTTCGTGAAGACCGGCAAGCTCGACTTTCGCGATCTGGTGACCTCAATGATCGCCGATCTCGCCAAGCTCGCGGCCCGGCGCTTCATCCTCGGCCCCATCGCCAATGCGCTTTCCGGCGCGCTGGGCGGCGCGGGTGGGATCTTCGCGAACATCCTGCATGCGGGCGGGATCGTCGGCGTCCCTGGTCCCGGCCGGATGGTCCCGGCGCTGGCGTTTGCGGGTGCCCCGCGCATGCACAACGGTGGCTGGGCCGGGCTGCGGCCCGATGAGGTGCCCGCGATCCTGCAGCGCGGCGAACGGGTTCTCTCCCGGCGCGAAGCTGCAGGGTACGGCCAGGAGGGTGCGTCCACCGTCAATGTCACGATCAACGCCCGCGACGCCGAGAGCTTCCGCCAGTCCCGCACGCAGGTAGCGAGCGACATCGCTCGCGCCGTGTCGCTGGGCCGGAGGGGCATGTGAGTGCGACCCCGCAAGTGGGCTCCGGTTGCGGGGGCCAGAGGACGAACCACGGAGAAACTTGATGGCCTTCCACGAGGTCCGGTTTCCGGACAATATCAGCCGGGGTGCGCGCGGCGGCCCCGAGCGGCGCACCCAGATCGTCGAACTGGCCTCTGGTGCCGAGGAACGCAACGCTAGCTGGGCCAACTCCCGCCGCCGCTATGACGTCGCCTACGGCATCCGCCGCGCTGACGATCTGGCGGCAGTGGTCGCCTTCTTCGAGGCGCGGAACGGCCGCCTCCACGGTTTCCGCTTCAAGGATTGGGCCGACTTCAAATCCTGCCTGCCATCGCAGACGCCGGGCCCGACCAACCAGCTGATCGGCACCGGGAACGGGGCGGCCACTCTGTTCCAGCTCACCAAGCGCTACACCTCGGGCGCGCAGTCCTGGACGCGGACCATCACCAAGCCCGTCGCGGGAACGGTGACCATCGCCCTGAACGGCACGCTACAAGCCTCCGGCTGGTCGGTTTCCACGACCACCGGCCTCATCACCTTCACCACCGCCCCGGCCGCGGGCGTGGCCATCACCGCAGGCTTTGAATTCGACGTCCCCGTCCGCTTCGACACCGACGCCCTCGACGTCACCCTCGATCTCGAACGCCTCGGCTCGATCACGTCGATCCCCCTCGTGGAAATCCGCACATGAAGTCCCTGAACGCCGCTTTGCAGGCGCATCTCGACGAGGGCACGACGACGCTCGCCTGGTGCTGGCGCATCACCCGCGCCGATGGCGTGACCTTTGGCTTCACCGACCACGACCGGACGCTGGCTTTCGATGGGACCGAGTTCGAACCGGAAAGTGGGCTTACAGCGTCAGAGATGCGATCCGGCTCCGACCTTTCCGTCGATGCGCAGGATGCCAAAGGAGTGCTGTCCTCCGACCGGATCACCGAGACGGACATCCTAGACGGCCGATGGGACAATGCGGCGGTCGAGGTCTGGCGCGTGAACTGGACGGCCCCGGCGCAGCGCGTGCTTCTGCGGCGCGGGGCCATCGGCCAAATCCGGCGCGGGCGGTTGGCTTTCGTGGCGGAGGTGCGGTCGCTGGCCCATGTCCTCGGTCAGACCGTGGGGAGGACGTTCCAGGCCAGCTGCGATGCCGCGCTGGGCGATGCGCGATGCGGCGTGAACCTCGATGCCTCGGCCTTCAAGGGCAGCGGCGCGATCATCGATGTGCTGCGCGACCGTGCCTTTACAGCCTCCGGCCTCGGCAGTTTCGCGGCGGGCTGGTTTGCCTTCGGCCTTGTCGAATGGTCGACCGGGACGAACGCAGGGCGGCGGGTTGAAGTGCTGTCGCACGACCTCGTCGACGGGGTGGCGATCCTGAACCTGCTCGAAGCTCCGGTGCGTCCGATCACGGCGACGGATGCTTTCGAGGTCTGGGCGGGCTGCGACAAGCGGATCGCGACCTGCGGGACGAAGTTCGCCAATGTCGCCAACTTCCGAGGGTTCCCGCACATACCGGGGCAAGACGCCGTGCTGCGCTACGCCACCAAGGATGGCGGCCACGAGGGAGCGGTGCTGTGACCGCGACAGCCCTGACGGCCGATCCCGCGCGCGTCGTCGCCGTCGCGCGGTCGTGGCTTGGCACACCCTACCACGACCAGGCCAGCCTGCGCGGGGTCGGCTGCGACTGCCTTGGCCTCGCGCGGGGTGTCTGGCGCGAATTGGTCGGGCCGGAGCCATTCCCGATCCCGCCCTACAGCCGGGATTGGGGCGAGACCGGCCCCCGCGAGGTCCTGGCGGACGGGGCGCGGGCGATGATGCCCGAGGTTCCGGTTCAGTTGGCGGGCTCCGGCGCGCTGATGCTGTTCCGGATGATGCCCCGAGCCATCGCCAAACATGTCGGCATCCTCACCGGCCCGGACACCTTCCTCCACGCCTATGAGCGGCTGGGCGTGATCGAGGAACCGCTGACACCGACATGGCGACGCCGCATCGCCTTCGCCTTCCTGTTTCCCGCACGCTGAGAGTTTCCCATGGCGACGCTTGTCCTCGGCGCTGTCGGTTCCGCCATCGGCGGGGCATTCGGCGGAGCGATCCTCGGCTTTTCCGGGGCCGCCATCGGCGGTTTCATCGGCTCGACCATCGGTTCGGTGGTCGACAGCTGGATCGTGTCATCGCTGGCGCCCGCGCAGAAGATCGAAGGCCAGCGCCTCGACAGCTTGAGGATCACCTCGGCTACGGAAGGCGCGATCATCCCGCGCCTCTACGGCCGGATGCGGATCGGCGGCAACATCATCTGGGCCACGGATTTTCGCGAGGAGACCAAGACCACCACCCAAGGCGGCGGCAAGGGTGGCGGCGGCGGGCGGGTCCAGACGACCGAGTATCTCTATTACGCCAGCTTTGCGGTCGCCCTTTGTGAGGGGCCGATCAACGGCATCGGCCGCATCTGGGCCGACGGCAAGCCGCTCGACATGACCGGCATCACCTGGCGCTGGTATCCCGGAAACGAGACCCAGACCGCCGACCCGTTCATCGCCGCGAAGATGGGCGCGGCCAATACGCCCGCCTATCGCGGCACAGCCTATGTGGTCTTCGAGGAACTGGCGCTCTCGACCTACGGCAACCGCCTGCCGCAGCTGTCGTTCGAGGTGTTCCGGCCGCTCGCGGATCCCGACACGGCCGAGGGGTTGGTCAAGGCCGTCACCATGATCCCGGCCTCTGGCGAATTCACCTATGCGACCGAGGCCGTCCGCAAGACAGTCGGGGCCACGACCACCATCTTCGGCCAGACCACAGGTGGAACGACCTCGGCCGAGAACCTGAACGCGCTGCCCGACGAGGCCGATATCGTCGTCGCACTCGATCGCCTACAGGCCATGGCCCCGGCCGTCGAAAGCGTCAGCCTCGTCGTCGCCTGGTTCGGCAACGACCTGCGCGCGGGCAATTGCACCATCAAACCGGGCGTCGAGGTAGCGACGAAGGTCACCAGCCCCCAGGTCTGGACGGTCAACGGGGTTTCCCGCGCTGCAGCCCATCTCGTCAGCCGCGATGCCGAGGGCCGGCCGGTCTATGGCGGCACGCCTGCGGATTTCGCGGTGGTGCAAGCCATCCGCGAGATGAAGGCGCGCGGCCTGCGCGTCACCTTCTATCCCTTCCTGCTGATGGACGTGCCGCCCGGCAACACGCTGCCGAACCCCTACTCGAACAACGCCGCCACACTGGTCCAGCCTTCCTTCCCCTGGCGCGGCCGGATCACCTGTTCTCCTGCGCCGGGATATGTCGGGACCGCGGACAAGACCGCCGCCGCTGCCACGCAGGTCTCCGGCTTCTTCGGTACAGCCACCCCGGCGCAGTTCGCCGTTTCGGGCGACAGCGTCAGCTGGACCGGCCCCTCGGGCGACTGGGGCCTGCGCCGGATGATCCTGCACTACGCCCATCTCTGCGCGGTCGCGGGCGGGGTCGATGCCTTCCTGATCGGCACCGAGATGCGAGGGCTGACGACGATCCGGTCGAGCGCCAGTGCCTATCCCTCCGTCACCGCCTTCAAGGCGCTGGCGGCCGACGTGAGGGCGATCCTCGGGCCGGGCACCAAGGTCGGCTACGCCTCCGACTGGTCGGAGTATTTCGGCCACCAGCCGGGCGACGGCACGGGGGACGTGTTCTTCCACCTCGACCCGCTCTGGTCGGACGCGAACATCGATTTCATCGGCATCGACAACTATATGCCGCTGTCAGACTGGCGCGATGGCTTCGACCATGCCGACGCCCTTCAAGGCTGGCCCGCCATCCATGACCGGGGCTACCTGCAGGCCAACATCGCAGGCGGCGAGGGCTTCGACTGGTTCTATGCCAGCGCGGCTGACCGATCGGCCCAGATCCGCACCCCGATCACCGACGGCGCTGCAGGCAAGCCGTGGGTCTTCCGCTACAAGGATCTCCGCGCCTGGTGGTCGAACCCGCATTACAACCGGCCCGGTGGGGTGGAAAGCGGCACGCCGACCGCATGGGTGCCGCAATCAAAGCCCGTCTGGTTCACGGAACTGGGCTGCCCCGCCATCGACCGGGGCACAAACCAACCGAACGTCTTCTTCGACCCAAAGTCGTCCGAGAGCTTTACGCCCTACTTCTCTCGCGGCTGGCGCGATGATGCCATCCAGCGCACCTATCTCGAAGCCTGTTACCTCTGGTGGGGCACCCCGGCCAACAATCCGGTTTCGGCCATCTACGGCGGCCGAATGGTGCATGTCCCGGAATGCGCAGCCTGGACCTGGGACGCGCGGCCGTATCCCTTCTTCCCCGAACTGACCGGGATCTGGACCGATGGGCCGAACTGGCGGCTGGGGCATTGGCTGACCGGGCGGCTGGGCGCGGTATCTCTGCCGGCCCTTGTGCGGCACCTCTGCTTGCGCGCTGGGCTGGCGGAAGACCTCATCGACGTTTCCGGCCTCGGGGGCGCGGTCGAGGGCTATGTGATTGGCGCGCTGGAAAGCCCCCGCGCGTCGATTTCCACGCTGGCCCGCCACTTCGGCTTCGACGCCATCGAGACCGAAGGCGTGATCCGCTTCGTGATGCGCGGCCGCGCCTCGGTCGCCACGCTGGCCATCGACGATCTGGTGGCCAGCCGGGAAGGCGAGGCCTTCGAGCTGACGCGCGGCCAGGAGACCGAACTGCCGCAGGCGCTGAAGTGGCAGGTCGCGCGGGCGGATGAGGACTACGACGCGGCGCTGGTCGAGGCCCGCCGCATCACCGTCGACACGACGCGCATCGCCTCCGAGAGCTTCCCGATGGCGATCCCGCCCGAGGAGGCCGAACGCCGCTGCCGCCGGGCGCTCATGGAGGCGTGGGTTGGTCGCGAGAGCGCCACCTTCCGCCTTCCGCCCGCGCGGCTGGCCTTGGACCCAGCCGACGTGATCCGGCTCGCCCATGACGGACGCGAGGTGGAATTCCGTCTCGTCTCGGTCGCAGATGCCGAGGCGCGCGGGATCGAGGCTGTCCGCCAGGACCGGGCCGCCTATGATCTGCCGCCCGGTGATCCACGGCCCGCGTCGCTCGCCAGCCCCGTCGTCTTCGGCACGCCCGAGGTGGTGATGCTGGACCTCCCGCAGATTTCGGAGGACCAGCCCGCCCATCGCCCCCTGATCGCCGCCCATGCCAGTCCCTGGCCGGGTGAGATCGCGGTATTCCGCAGCGCGTCCACCGACGGGTTCAACCTCCTGACCACTTTCGGCAGTCGCGCGCGGATCGGCATGCTGGCCTTCGATTTGTTTCCAGGGCCGACCTCCCGCTTCGATTTGGGCAATGCGCTGGTGGTCGATCTTCTGTCCGGAACGTTGGAAAGCGTGACGGACGTCGCCCTGTTCGGCGGGGCCAATGCCCTCGCGGTCGAAAGCGCCGCTGGCCAGTGGGAGATCGTCCAGGCGGGTGCGGCCGAGCTGATCGCCCCCGGCCGGTACCGCCTGACCCGTCTGCTGCGCGGCCAGCGCGGGACAGAATACGCGATGGGCAACCCGGCTCCCGCAGGGGCGCGTGTGGTGGTGCTGGACACGACACTGGCCCCGTTGCCGATCGCCGAGGCCGATCTTGGGCTACCGTGGAACTGGCGGGTTGGCCCGGCCGCGCGCGCGGTCAGCGATGCGAGCTACGCCGCGCTGGGCTTCACCCCGACCGGGCGCGGCCTTGTCCCGTTCGCGCCGGTCCATGTCGAACAGCCGTGGCGCACGGCACGCAGCCCGGGCGATCTGACCATCCGTTGGACGCGCCGATCCCGCGCGCTGGTCGCGGATGCCTGGGAACAGGTCGAGGTGCCGCTGGCCGAGGACCTGGAATCCTACAACGTCCAGATCCTCGACGGAGCCACGGTCAAGCGCACGCTCACCAGCAGCACGACTTCCGTCCTCTACACCGCCGCACAGCAGACCGCCGATTGGGGCGCGCCGCTCGGCCCCGGCCAGACGCTCTCGATCCGCATCTACCAGGTCTCGAACCGTCTCGGGCGTGGCACGCCCGCGACCGTCACGCTGCAATTCTGATCCCAACCCACGGGAACCCCCATGTCCGACACCACGACCCATCTGGGCCTGCCATACCTTCTGGCCGCGCAGGCGCAGAAGCATGTCACCCATAACGAGGCCCTGCGCCTGCTCGATGCCATGGTGCAGCTCTCGGTCCTCGACCGCACGCGCACCACGCCCCCGGCCAGCCCCGCCGACGGCAACCGGCACCTCGTGGCCGCGGGCGCCACCGGCCTTTGGGCTGGGTGGGACTTGAACGTGGCCTTCTGGGTTGACGGCGCGTGGATCCGGCTGGTGCCGCGCACCGGCTGGCTGGTCTGGGTCGCAGCCGAGGGCCTGTTCCTCGTCTGGAGCGGCAGCGTCTGGGAGGTCGTGGGCGAGCCGCGCGACGTCTCGGACGCGGTCTTCAGCCTGGTGAACGATGCGGACCCGACAAAGAAGGCCACCTTCTCGCTGGCGGGGATCAGCACCGGCACCACGCGCAGCTTCACCCTGCCGAACACCTCGTCCGAACTGGCGATCCTTGCAGGCACCCAGACCTTCACCGGCAACAAGACCTTCTCGGGCACGCTGACCGCCTCAGGCACGGTCACCGTTTCGGCGGCGTCGGCCAGCATCGGCACGGCGACGACCACCGCCACCTATGGGATGGGCACCGGGGCCACGACGACCGGCGTGACCAAGACCGTGAACATCGGGACCGGCGGCGCGTCCGGATCGACCACGGTCGTGAACATCGGCTCGGCCACGGCTGGTGCGGGCGGCACGACGGTGGTGAACACGCCCACGGTCACCTTTGCCAATGCCGTCACGCAGGTCGGCATGCCGCAGGCGAACCTGACCGCGCAGTTCTTGGGCCTCGGCGGGGCGACGGCCGACAGCTACAACCGGCTGTCGGTGAACACGCCCGCAGTCCTCTTGAACAATACAGGCGCGGGCATCGAAGCGACGGTGAACAAGGCGGCCGCCGGGAATGACGCGGCCTTCGCCTTCAAGACCGGGTTTTCGGCGCGGGCGTTGATCGGGCTTCTCGGCAACGACGATTTCAGCTTCAAGGTCAGTCCGGATGGCTCGGCCTTCTTCGACGCCATCCGCATCGACCGGACCAGCGGTCAGGTAGAACTGCCGCGGCCGACGGTCCTGCCGGGCCTGGCCGCTGCGCCGACCCCGCCGCCCTCAGGCAAGGCCGCCCTTTATGCGCGAAACCGCGCCGGGGCGCCCTGGATCGACGTGATGCGCCCCTCGGGGCGGGACTTCCCCCTGCAGCCCCACTTCGGCGTGAATCGGATCGCCAACTGGTCGCCGTCGGTCACAACGACCATCACCACAGAAGGGCTGCCAATCACCTCGGTCGGCACCGTCTCGCACCCGACGCTGGCCGCCACGAACCTCGCTGCCAGCATGCGCCGCTGGCGCCTGACTTCGGCGGCCGTCGTGGACTCGGTCGCCGACCAGAGATCCGCAGGCTGGGCCTGCTGGCGCGGGAACGCGGCGGGCCTCGGCGGCTGGACCTTCGTCACGCGGATTTCGCTGACGACCCTGCAGGCCACGGGCATAGGGTTCTTCGGCCTCTATGGATCGACGGCCGCGCTGGCCACCACCCTGACGCTGGCCGCCGCCATCAACTGTATCGGCATCGGCTTCCAGCGCGGGACGCACACCCGCTGGCAACTCGTGGCCAACGACAGCACCGGGGCACCGAGCCTGACCGACATGGGGGCGAGCTTTGCCATCGCCACTGGCGGGGTGCTGACCCTGTTCATCGCGGCCCCGCCGAATGGCGGCTCGGTCTGGGTGCGTGTCGTCGACGAGGTTTCGGGTGCGGTCTTCGAACAGGAGATCACCGCCGACCTGCCAGCGGCCACACAATTCCTGTCGCCGAGGCTGTTCCTGAACACCGGCGCAACCGCCGCTGCCGTCGCCTACGACTGTGCCGGGGTCTACCTGGAAACCGATTTCTGACCGACCGCAGCCCGCGGCAATGAAAGGATCATCATGAACGACCAGACCACTCTCGCCGGGGAGGTCGCGCGGGCCTTTCGGGACCACGGGATCACCGCCGCGCTGACCGCCCTGATCGGTGGCACCATGGCCCTGATCGCGGCGATCACGCGCAAGGCCTTCACCAACGAGGCCTTGCTGGACCGCCTCGACCGCGAACTGATCGCCGACCGGGACCGCATCGACCGCCAGCGCAGCGAAGATCGGAAGGCTGACGGCGACCGCCTCGACCGGATCGAGACTGACATCCGGTCGATGCGGGACATGCTCTTCGACGCCTTCCAGCGCGGCCGATCCGACTGACCTGACGCAACCACTGCAAATGCCACATCCCCCGCCCCCGAGGCGGGTTTTTTCATCTGGAGGATCCACCATGCCCACCCTGACCTACCCCCACTGGCGCGATGTGCCCGCGACTGCCTGGCCCTGGCCGAACTTCTCGGCCGCCGAGATCGCCTGCCGCGGCACCGGCGGGATCAAGATCAACACCGAAGCGATGGACAAGCTGCAGGCCCTGCGCGACCGCCTCGGCAAGCCGCTCATCATCCGCTCCGCCTACCGCAGCCCGGAACACAACCGTGCTGTCGGCGGGGCACCGGCCTCGAAGCACATGCAGGCGACCGCCTTCGACATCGCCATGTCCAACCACGATCCCGCAGCCTTCGAGGCGGCGGCGCGGGCGGTCGGGTTCCTGGGGTTCGGATACTATCCCCGCTCCGGCTTC